AGACATCGCGAACGGGGGTAATATCTTCATCTTCTCGGAGGATTACGAGGTGGTAAACGCCACGGTCACCCCTCTGCAAGAAGCCGGGTCGAACGTCCTCGCAGGGGTCCTTCTGGAACTGGGAATCCAACTCCCGTACGACCGTAGCGCGTGCGACGCTCCTATAGACGGCGTACAACCTGAAGGGGGCGGGTTCGTCTACGCACGTAGGGGCCTTCTGCGGATGCTCACGCAGGACGGGACCGTGGATGTCCTTTCGGTAAATACTATCAAAGTAGCTAACGGAACCCTCACCGACGAAGGGAACGGGGTAGTTAGCTTAACGACTGGAGGCGGCGGTTCGCTCGATGACCTCGATGACGTCACGATAACGGACCCTCTGGACCACGACGCGTTGATTTACGACGAGGTTTCGGCGGAGTGGATTAACGGAGCACCTCGCGCCCTCGATATGGCCGTATACAACGGTTCAGGGTCTGTAATCGCGAAAGGGAAATTACTGAAGGCCATAGGCAGTCACGGAGACAAAGTTTCGGTAGGCCTGTTCGATTTAGACGTAGATAGCCCGATGTATCTGGTAGGACTTGCGGAGGAGCAGTTAGCTATCGGAGGCACGGGCCACGCGCGTACGTACGGAGAACTGCGGGGAATCAATACGAACGCCTACGCCATAGGAACGATTCTATACGCTTCCGGGACGGCGGGAGAACTCTCGAGTACGGCGGGCGTTCCGGCTATCCCGGTAGCAACGGTTACACGGTCACAACAAAATACCGGACGCCTATACGTACGGACGTGGACACCCGGAAACGAAGAGCCAGCATTTAGCACGTTTGCAGTATCGGGACAATCGAACGTTGTAGCGAATGATACGCGGGCAACCGTTACCCTTGTTTCAGGAACGGGGGTAAATATTACCACTAACGCGGGGGCGGATAGCATCACGATAAACAGCACGATTAACTCGTTCAGCAACATTGCCGTATCCGGACAGTCGAACGTGGTAGCGGACAGCGCTGGCGATACCCTCACGCTGGTCGCAGCCGGGGGAATGACTATTACCACCGCAAGCGGAACTGATACTATAACCTTTGACAGCGCACGGCTCGATGACGACGACGTCACGCTTGCAGGAAATCGTACCATTGACGTAGACGGCAATGATTTAATCATTCAAAATAGCGCCTCCAATAAGCTAATCGAGATACAGCCCGATGCAGTAATAACTGCAGGCCTATCGGTCCGCAGTGTTTATGGCACAACGGCGGGAGCAATTACTTTACTTGAAGCCCCAAATAACGGAGGGTTTGGAGTCACTTTACAGGCACCCGCACAGCTGACCGCTAGTACCACCTTTACCCTCCCTTCCGCCGACGGTACCAACGCGCAGGTACTACAGACCAACGGCTCCGGCACCCTTTCGTTTGCTTCTTTGCCATCGGCACCTAACACCTTCGGGACTATCGCAGTTTCGGGACAGAGTAACGTGGTCGCAGACAGCAGCACGGACACCCTGACCCTCGTAGCAGGAACGAACGTAACCATAACGACCGACGCAAGTACGGACAGCATTACCATAGCAGCGACGGGCGGAGGTGCAACCAGTCCGGCGGGTAGTAACGGACAGATTCAGTACAACGCATCCGGCTCGTTTGGGGCGGAGGCGGCTCTCTTTTACGACGCTACGAATAACCGCCTTTCGGTAGGTGGGGATACTTCTCCGGGGGCTACGCTGGAGGTTCGCGGAGCAGGAACTACCACGGGTTCGGCTTTCAACCTCGAAAATAGCGGCGGGACGGAACGCTTCAAAATTCAGGATGACGGCCGTGTATTGGTAACTAATCACAGCACATACGCGGCGAACACCCCCGGCCTTTCTGTTACCAAAACTGGAACGTACTGGGGCGGTATTTCATTAAGGCATACGGGAATTAGCCAAAGTCAGGCCGCTGCAAACGCACAGGATTCGAACACCTTCGGTATCATTTTCCCCGAGAATACCACGGGAGGCCTTTCTATTTTTGGGTTTACGGCTACTAATCAAAACGGAAACGCGGTTAAGTTATCCGGCATCCAAGGGACGCAAACACCTACTACCTCGGCTTTTCGTCTGCAAGGTTCCAAATGGAACGGAGGTTCGGGATATACTACAATCGGCAACGCGGAGCCGGTAATTAGCTACGCTAATTTTGCCACAGAGTTATTTATCCAACTGGGAAGCGGCGCGGCGGGATTCAAAACCACGGCCCCTACTTCTACTACTTCGGTAACGGTTCGAGGTCACGGAACCAGCACGAACGAATCTTTTAGGGTTGAGAACAGCAGCGGCACGGCTCGTTTTGTCGTTCGGGATGACGGAGGGTACGGATTCGCAGGTGGTACTGTAGGACTGGCGCAAACGGGATATACCACCTTCACCAATCTCACCACCGACCGGACGTGCGACGCAAACGCCACCACGGTAGAAGAACTTGCAGACATCCTTGGAACGCTTATCGTTGACTTAAAAACCAAAGGAATAATTAGCGCATAATGGCACTTCAAAAGACAATTACCACAGCCTACGGCGTGGACCTCAATTACTGGAAAGTAACCCGGTTAAACATCGACTGGCACAACAAGGTTGCGGAGGTATTCCTAGGCGGGTGGCCCCAGCAGGCTACGCGCCTACAAGGAACCGAAGCCCTCGAATACAGAAGCCAAGTATTCCGGCACGACGACTGGCCATTCACAACTAACGGCTACAACATTACCGAAGCATACGAGCGCCTGAAGTTGCCTATCCTGCAAAATGTAACCACGGCGGGACCTGAAGACGTGAACCCGTTCACGGGTGCGGTGGACGTATACGAACCCGGACAGCCCGGCGAACGGCCATGAACTACGTAATTAGCGCGGAGTTGCGGGAAGCCCTCCTAAACTATCTTGTTTCTCGCCCCTATTCCGAGGTAGCGGCCGGGGTACAAGCCTTGCAAAATCTGCAACCGCTCGATGGCGAAGGCTAAGGCACAGGCGCAACCGCTCCGGATAGAACGCAGCATTTCGCGTCCGGGGGTACACGCAAAGAAGAAGCAGGGAACCCACAAAGCGGGGAAGAACTGGAAGAAACCCTATCGAGGACAGGGACGATGAGAGAGGCAGACAAAGCGTGGATAGAGTTTGCAGAAGAAGTAGTAAACGCCTCGAAGCGCGAACTAGGAACGAAACGTATCGGGAAGAACCCCCGGTACGGAGTAGCGACGCGTACCCTCCAGAGGTCCCTTACCTTTAAGCTAGGCAAAAGCAAAGGGAAGGTAGACAGCATCCAGCTGATGGCTTCGGGCAAAGCGAAGAGTTACGCGGCGTTCGTTCACTGGGGCGTAAACGGAAATCAAGTGCGGCACGGCTCCCCGTTCTCGTACCGAAGCAAACAGCCACCTACGAAAGCGGTACGGGAGTGGATGAAGGTGAAACCCGTCCGCCTCCGCGACCCGAAGACAGGGGCCTATATCAAACAGACAGAAGCCAAACTAAACTCCGCCGCGTTCCTGATTGCGCGAAGTATCAAACGTAAGGGAATACCCGGCGTTCGTTATTTCGTTAACGGCTTCGACGTTGCCTTCCGCAAGAAAGGGAAGGAACTAGCGGAGGCCGTAGGTATGGAATTCGCTAAGAAACTAGTAGCCAAAGCGAACCCGATAGAAATCACTCTAAACGCGTAATTATGGCCGCGTCTTTTACGTCTAACCCGTCCGAAACGTGGATGCCCGCCGGGCAGCCCCTTATCTACACGCTCCAAACGTCCCTCACGATTACGGACGCGTTCGCGTTTATCGTTCAGGTGTTCGAGAACGGAACGGAAATAGGGAAATACTACCTCAAGCCGAATTCTAACGACCGGGCGCATTTCGACCTGAACCGAGTAATTCAGGCGCGGACGCGGGTAGACGAAAAGGTATACAACGCTTCTACGCTGCTCTTCGATTACTCCGCGCTCCCGTACACCCGTAGCAACGGGAACATGAACAAGTACGAGGTAAAAATCGGGGAGTACACGGGAACGGAGGCGCTCGCACAGGCCACGAAGTATATCTACGTGATGGACGGGTACGAGCAGGTTTCTAGCGGCCTGCATCCCTCGTTTGCGGACTACTACGGAACAGCCAGCACAAAGAAGTTTTGGCTAACGGACCGGGAACCCGTAAACAACGTAATTACGATAGAAGCAGCGGACGATGACGAAGGCTTTATGGCCTTTATCAATAAGGACACCGTTTCGGATGTTACGCGGCTGTCTTTCCTTCTCGTCCCCCCGACGGGTTCACCTACTACGGTAACGAAAGACCTCAACACGACGAACGGCGCACAACTCCCGTCCGCGTCCTCCCCTACAAACGGCTTTCTGGTATACGCGGGTATCATGCCCGCGCAACTCCTTACGCCGATATTTTCCGCTACCGCGTGGAAGCAAATTACCATTACCCCGCAGAACGCGTCTGGGACTCAAGAAGGGAATGTGCTGTCTATCATTCGTGACTGCACAGACTACAAAGACCAGGCGGTACAGGTAGCGTTCGCGAACTCGCGGGGCGGGTGGGACTACCTCAAGTTCGAAGGCCGGCCGGGGCGTAGTATCACGACCGAAGAAAAGACCTACCGCAAGGCCCTTGGCAATTACGACGCGACTACCTATACCTTCCAGAGTTTTAACCCGGAGGTAGAAGCGTACCAGAAGACCGCGAAACTCCAGTACACCCTGAACGGCGTGTTTAACGTCGCGGATTCTAAACTGCTCCCGTTCCTGCTCCGCTCGCGGAAGGTGTACGCGAAAATCGACGGGGTATGGAATCCGGTAACCGTTACGACCTCGCAGGCTAACTACAAAACCACCGCAGACGGACGCGTGACCCAGATGGCCCTAAACGTAGAACTCGCTCAAACGATTCGATGCTAACGATTCTCGCATACCGGACCACGTGGAAGGAACTGGAAATTTACGAGTTCGAACCCGTAAACCTAACGTACGCGTTTACGGATATTACCGAAGTCAACAAACCGACCTCCGGATATTCGCAGACGTTCCGGGTTCCTCTGACCCCGAAGAACGAGGACGTATTTGGACCGTATACGCTGGCACAGGTTCCGGCGTATGACCTGAAGCAAAAAATACCCGCGCGTCTGATGGACGGCGGCGTACTTATCATGCAGGGCTATATTCAGGTAAAGGGCTGGTATGTAACCAAAGGAAAGTTTGTAGACGTAGAACTGGTCTTCTTTGGGGAGACGGCGGACCTCGCGAAATCGGTCGGGGAGGCGCTTTTGTCGGACTTGGATTTATCGGCTTTTGACCATTCGGTTACCTACTCGAACGTGACGGGGAGTTGGAGCGGGTCCCTCCTTTCGGGAGACGTGAGGTACGGAGTGGTTGACAGGTTTCAGAACTGGAACGGAACCACGAACCCCGGCACCTCGAAGATGTACCCTTCGGACTTTACCCCGTTTATTCGGGTCGAGGAGGTAGTAAAAGAAATCTTCGACACGGCAGGATTCGAATACGCGTCTACGTGGCTTTCGGGACAGTCGGACCTGTATATGATGCTGCACGGGGGAGGGCGTAGCCTACGGTTTACCGAAGACCTTGAATCTTTGAAGTTTTGGGTAGGCAGAACCTCGGACCTGACTTTGACGGCTCCGACTGCGTGGACCGACGTAAACTTCCAAGAAACGAACCCCTTTTATGATTTGGGCGCGGACTTCGCAAGCCCCACATGGACCGTGCCCGTCTCGGGAATCTATTCGATGTCTTTTTATTATCAAGTTACCTATGGAACGGCGGGGGCTACGGCTACGCTACGACTTACGGACGGAACAACCAATTATACTATTTCTTCAGGGCTAGGAGGTCCAAATGCCTTCGCAACCTTTTCAGGAAACTTTACCGCAGGCACTACATGGAAGGTGCAAGTTCAGACTAGCGCGGGTAACATTACGTTTTTATCAAATGGAAGTACCGTAGGACTTGGCGGAACATCGTGGCGCATAACCTCCGTAACGCCGTTTATTTCTACGCTCGACACCGCGCGCAATATGCCAAAGATGCGGCAAATTGATTTTTTGATGGGTCTTCAGAAGTGCTTTAACCTCGTATTTATTCCCGACCGAGTCAACCCGAAGAAAATCTATATCGAACCCTTTAACGACTATATGGCCACAGGGGACAAGAAGGACTGGACGAATAAGATAGACCTCGGAATGGATATTAACGTTACCCCGACTACGGACCTCCAGAAGAAGCGGTACGTATGGACCCACTCCGAAGGGGAGGACCTCGTAAACGTGGTATTTAAGAACTCGACCTCCCGCGTTTACGGACAGCACGAAATTCTCGACCCGGCGAACGACTTCGCTACGGGGGAAGAAATTATAGAATCGGGTTTCGCTCCGTTCGTTACGTCGCTGGTTCCAGATACCTCTCTAAATATCCTACGCCTAATTTCTGCGGAGGCCGCAGAAGACGTTTCGTTACCTGAAGTAAAGGCACGACTCGCGTACTGGAACGGGCAACTGGACACGACTATTCTCGTAGACAACTCCGGAACGGCGGTATCGCACGACCTGCCTTTCTTTGGACAGTTCGACACGAACAACACGCAAGACGCGGACGTAACTACGGATTCTCTCATGTTCGGTATCGAACTCCCGTTCTTCGATATTACCGCGAACCCCTACGACACGTTGTATAACAAGTACTGGCAGCTATACGCGAACCAGTTGTATTCTTCGGATGCGCGGATACTTACGGCTACGTTCCGCCTCGAACCCTACGACCTCTCGACGTTCGAATGGAGCGACAAAATCTATCTTTTTGATACGTACTGGAGGGTTATAGAAATATCGGGATACGACCCGACCACAGAAGGGACGGTAACGGTTACTCTTCTCAAGATTCTCGGAACCATTCGGGATTGTACCTACCTCCCGGCTACAGGGCGTACGGGAAGAATCGAGTTTACTACGTCTACCGGGTCTAGTATCTTCACCGTAAATAGGACCTGCTGCGAACGGTACGGATTTATCTACGACGCAGGTACCGCCTATTGTTACCAGCCATGAAAACTACAGAGTTCCCCGACTTCGGAAAGTTTAAGGTAAAGGGATGCAAAGACTTCGGTTATATCATAGACGCGTTTCACTTACTGAAGGAACCGCGCCGCCCGCTTTGGCATAGGATTGTGGATGCGGTGCTGGCGTTTATAGTCTTCTTCGGGTGGTACGGCGGAATAGTGTATATCCTTTATAGAATCTTCCATGGCTAAGAAAGGGGGCGAGGTAGTAGTAGACGTATCGGCGAATACCTCGAAGCTAGACGCGGCCCTCGATGCCGCCGAACAGAAATTCGATGACCTAGGTACTACCGGGAAAGGTGCGCTAGAAGGTCTCGACGGGTTAACGGGCGGACTGGCTTCTAATATCTATAAGGGGGTCCAGTCGGTAGGGGCTATGACTAAGGGGATGGGCCTTCTGAAGGTCGCCCTTATTTCTACGGGTATTGGGGCCATAGCGGTAGCGGTGGGAAGCCTTGCGGCCTACTTTACCCAGACGGCGGAAGGGGCTGCTATGTTGCAAGTAGCTACCGAACAGCTAGGGGCTATCTTCCAAACGATTATTCAAAGGGTCGCGGATTTAGGCGGCGCTATCGTCAAACTGTTTCAGGGAGATTTCAAAGGAGCAGCGGCAGACGCAAAGGCAGCGGTTACGGGAATCGGCACAGAAATCAAACAGGTCTCGGCTGCACAGGCGGAGTTAACGCGGGCGACTCAAGAACTTGCAAGGGCACAAAACTCCGTAACTATTGCAACGGCAAAGAATAGGGCGGAAATTGAACGCCTTAAAGGTGTTTCAGACGATACGACAAAATCCATTAAGGAGCGTATCAAAGCGGCGGAGCAGGCTTCTACCTTGGAAGCTAAATTGCTTTCGCAAAGGCTAGGCAACGCGAACACGGAACTACGTCTGGCACGCCAGGCTCTCCACGGTAGAACCGCAACCGTAGAAGAAGCACGGAAACTTGCGGAACTGGAGGCAGAGGTTTACAACCTGCAAGCGGAATCTTCGACGTTACAGACGGAGTTACGCAATAAGGTAAACGGACTTCGGGCGGAGCAGAGGGCCGCCGCTGCGGAAAAGAAAGCACAGGAGGCTGAAGCAAAGGCAGAAAGGGAACAGGCGGCACTAGATGCACAGGAGCAAAGAAATAAAGAGTTACAGGACCTCAAAGCCCTAAATGTCGAACTACAGAAGCGGGCGCGTTTAATTGGGGAGGCAGCGCAAAAACAGTTAGAGACCCAAAACCAAGTAAATAAGCAGTTAATACGAGGCAATTACGACTATCTGAATACACAAAGAGAATCGGAAAATAATTACCTGCACGATTACGCGAATATCCAGAAAGACAAAGCAAAGGCGGCGGTTTCTTTTGCTACCGGAACGTTGGAGGCTATCAACGCGCTAAACGAAGCGTTTACCAAAGGAGACGAAAAGAGGGCCGAACGCAACTTCAAGATAAACAAGGCTATTTCTATGGCCTCTGCGATTATGAATACCGCCGAAGGTGTTACCGCAGCCCTTACCGATAAAACCCAGCCCTCGACTATCCTGCGAATTATTCAAGCGGCATCCGTGGCGGCTATGGGTATTGCACAAATTGCAACGATTAGCAAACAGAAGTGGCCACCCTCGGACGAAATGGCGAATATGAACACGGCCGGAGGAGGCGGAGGCGGCGGCGGCGGAGGTCCGCAAGCCCCGCAGATAGACCTTTCGTTTATGAATGGAAGCCAAACGAGCGGGTTCCGGAGTTATGTACTCGCCTCGGACGTTTCAAACGCGCAACAAGCGAACCAAAAGATAAAAGAACAAGCTAGCCTAGTAGGATAATGGAAATTTTCGAACTCGTAATCGACGAACAAGCCGACGCGTACGGCATTCAGGCGATTTCTTTGGTGGCAGAACCTGCTATCGAAGCGGACTGGGTCGCCCTTTCTACTCAGTACAACTTCCAAACCACCGACAAAGAACGGCGGGTGGTTATGGGGCCTGCTCTGATTCCCGACAAACCTATTTACCGGCGGAAAGACGAGCAGGAATTCCATATCTGGTTCTCGAAGGAGACCGTACGCAAAGCCATGGAACTCTATTTTAAGGCAGGCAACCAGAACCGCGCTACCCTGGAGCACGAAGTTCCCTTAAATGGAACTACGGTTATTGAGTCGTGGATTGTCGAAGGGGAACAGGATAAGAGCCGCATGTACGGCATGAATGTTCCACGTGGAACGTGGATGGTTTCCATGAAAATCGATTCCGATGCTATCTGGCAGGAATGGGTAAAAGAGAACCGAATTAAAGGCTTCAGTATCGAAGGGATGTTCACGCGGAAGGTCGACCTGTCGGCGGATTCGTTCCTAGGAGAACTCGAAGAAATTCTAGAGGACGTCCGCGCGGAGGTTGCTTCTGTCAAGAAATGACCTTGCAAATGGTTAAACCCTTAAACCCTATAACTCAATGAACATTAACCAAAGAGTTGCGGCCCTGTTTTCCAAGTACAGCGCTATGCTGTCGGAGGAGAAGGTCGCACTGGCTACTGCCATCCTCGAAGGAGGGCAGGAAATCCAAACCGAAGCCGAGGAGTGGGCTATCGGCGTTCCCGTTTTTGTCGTGAATGACGAAGGGGAACAAATCCCGCTCCCGGACGGAGACTACACCCTCGAGGACGGAACGAAGTTCGTCGTAACGGAAGGCGCTATCGCAGAGTGGATGGCCCCGGAAGTCGAGGAGGTGGAAGAGGCGAAAGAAGACGAGGAGAAGATGAGCGAAGTTCTCACCCGCGAAGAAGTCCAGTCTATGATTTCGGAGGCTATCAAGTCGATGAGTCAAGAACTGAAGAAGGTTTCTAAAGCTATCGCAGAGCGCGACGCGCAAATCGAGAAACTTGGAAAGACGGCTACCCCGGCAATCCGTAAGGCCCCAGTTCAAAAAGAGGTAAAACCCCTCAACCTTTCTAACCACTCCGTAGCGGAGCGCGTTGCAATCATTCAAAACCACTTTATGCAGTAATCATGGCAGATGCTTCAATCACCAGTAACTACGTAGGGAAACAGGCGCTTCCCTATGTGGCCCCCGCGATTCTCGCCGCAGACACAATCGCAAACAACTATGTCACCGTACTGAACAACGTCCGCGGACGTGCTCAACTGCGGAAGTTCTCCGGTAGCCAAATTCAGGCCGCTACTTGCACGTTTACGACGGGTACGGCTTTGGCTTTGTCCGACGTTGCTCTGTCTTTGACGGACCTGCAGATTAACGACCAAATCTGTAACAAAGACCTCCATATGGCGTGGGAGTCTGAGCAAATGATTGGTGCTGCGGCTCCGGCTCCGGCGGACATGAAGGCAGCGGCGGCACAGTACGTCGCAAAGAAGGCCGCAGAATCTATCGAGTTCAATATCTGGCAGGGTAATTACAACATCGACGCCGGTACGGCGACGGGTGCTACCTACACCGCGTTCAACGG